TTGCCACTTTTTACTTCGCTTAACGATAGGTATGTATTCAGCATCCATTTTTTCCATATGATCTAAAAGCCGCTTATTAAGCTCTAGTTGATGCCTATCTCTTTCCTGCCTTCCGCTCTCTATAGCTATAAATTCACTAAATTTATCCGTGAGCTTTGTTATAGCTGTCTCTAACTTATCGATTCTTTCTTCTGACATTTCTAGTCGCCTCATTTTTGCATGGTTTCATTATATCAGCAAATAAAAAAACAAGCACTATTGCGCGAAAAAGACACAACAGAATCAAAAAGACGCTGTAAACAGTCTCGTATTCTTTTGTAAGGAATAAATGAGCAGATAAAGAGAATATTAACGAATAGAGCAATATGTTCGATATTGCTGTAAATAAACGTTTCAGATTCTCCATAAAGCCCACCTACTCCATAATATTTAGCGTCTACAGCAAACACAAACGATGTGAGCATCATTATAACACAGCAAAACCTACTTATTAATGTTGTGCAGGTATGAAAGACATATGTATAAATAGCAAAGACAATCATATACATAGCCGGCTCACTTATTCGCGATAAAACCACGTTATCAACAAGCAAAACAGACATAAAAAAAGCCGCGAACGGGGCGACTCTTTTAGTTGCTATCACAAGCAGCACATACAAAACAAATAAGACGTTATTTATTCTTAGGCTTAGTTCCGTTTGATTTATTGCGAGGCCGTTTAGTAGCTGAAACCATTCTAATATCTCCATTAGTTAAAACCTTATTATATCATTTCTTCATTCCGATTAAAAAATAAAATGCCATGATCCCATTTATTAGCATGTTTATGTCGCTGCTTAAAAACTTAGCTATATCTATAGATAGTAATAATGCTGCACTGGATTGAGCTAGCCTCGCATAAATAGTGAAACCAAGCCAAGCATTAACCAATATAAGCCATTCTATACCAATCATGATAGCTAGCGCTCGCCGAGTTGGTGACTGATACCTAGTTTTCTCTGCGTGATCTAAAACAAACTGCGCTTTCTCTTTTGCTGTCCAGTCTGTACCAGCTATTTTATCAACTATCTTTAGTGCTGAATTCGCGACACCATCAAACCCAAAAATAGCTTTTACTGCGGTCAATAATCCCATAAATCACCTATAAAATTTTACGTAAATGCATCTGAACATCAAAGCCTGGACATTCTTTTTTAGACACCTCATTATGTCCGATTATCTTAATTCCTTTATATTGTATCATTTTTTTATGTATCAAGCTCTTCAATACAGCCCATTGCTCATCACTAAATTCATCCGTCCCAATCATGCAGACACCTATTGATTTTGAATTATACCCAGAAGCATGAGAACCAACCCAATACTCAGGCCTGCCAGCCTGTAGTTTACCATCAACAGTTATAACCCAGTGATAACCGATACCATCCCATCCTCGCTCTAAGTGCCATCTGTGAATATCTTCTGCTTCATGATTCCTGCCGTTCGGAGTTGCAGAGCAATGTATAATCATTTTATCCATCTTACTAATCCTCAACTTATTTATGTTAGTTAATATTATCTTCATATTTCCCTCTTTCCACTGGAGAATCATGCCAATTTGTAGTTTATTATAAAAACCAATGTCTTATTGCTTTATTGGTTTTGTAGAAAGTGAGAAATATTCCTCTGATTACAGTGTTATATTTCTTCACCGTCTTCAAAAACTCTAATATCTTCATCAAAATTAACAAAGCCTGAGTATACATTTCCGTTTATAAGCGGGTATTTTCTACCAACGACCATAGGCTCGCCGTTTAATTTAATCCCATTGATAACCGCCATCACCTCGTTTTTATCACCTCTGGCCATGTACATTTTTGGTATTTTTCTGTTCATAATTACACCCTAAAATATAACAATACAAATTAAGCCCTGACTCGTACCTCGCAGGTTATTTGCGTGGTTAGTTGGATAACAACCAAGGCTGTAGTCCACCCAAAGCACCAAGTCCGTTATTATTTGTAGCTTTATTTATTGTTATTTTATAACAGGCTATTTGCTGTTGCATGCAGTACATCTTAAAATGATCTGTTGCGATCTCTTTTGGTATATAAGCCAAAATAATCTCGTTATTTCTAATTAAAAGCCTCACCTTTTCGGGCGGCTTTTTGTTAAACCAAAAAAACTCTAAAATTTTATTAATCATAATTCCTCCGTAAAATCCAACTAACAACTGGCTCAATCGGACTTGCTACAGTTGGTTGTTTTTCATCATTTTGCATCTTCGTTATCCTTATTTATTCGTTGTAATATTTGCGCTCATAATGCGCAAGCGCGGTTAGCCTAAAGGTTATGTTGCTTCTGCGTACTTCCATTTTACAATAATATCATCAGGCTTTAGGTCACTATCAGCAGTAAGCCATTGCTGCGTTAAATCCCAAAATTTAGCTATGCCTTTTTTACCTGTATCCGTCACAACGTAAACGTCCACACCTGTGCGTGGCTTTTCGTCTATTGCTTTTATATATTTCAATCTCTTTCTCCTTTCTAGTGCGCAACATAACAACGCACTTATGTCGGACACGCTACGCTTAGCCGCATAGCGCAAAGGTTATGCGTCTTTAGTTAATAACCTATACGTACCAATCATTTGCTTGAACTCTTTACTATCAATTTTATTTATAAGCAAGTCAGCAAGTCTTAATTTCTCTTTTAATGATTCGTTTTCATTTTCAATCTCTTTCACGTAAGATTCGTTAACACTTAAACCTATCCACTTTTTATTTTTACTCATTATTCCTCCAATACGCCTCGTAACAAATCAATATAGGACGCACTTCCTTGTGCATGGAGAAATCTACATGCAATTCAATATACTTCTGTACTGCAAGCCTATAGGAGCAAAGGGGATATCATCATTAAAGTCTATTACTGGCTCTTGAGGATTTACCTTAGGCACTTGTTGTTGGAATCCGCCCTGCTTAGCCGTAAACCCTTGCGCGTCTCTTGGCGCTTGCGCTTGCACTGCTTGTTGATATGTTGGGTTTTGTTGGTTTTGATATCCTTGCTGCGGAGCTTGCTGTGGTGTTGAATTATCAATACCATAGAATATCTTGCCATTGCCTAAAATTGGCATCTGAACGTTTTGCTCTCTTTCTTCTTTTGTAGTTGATTGAGTGATAAAACCATGATCGCCATATTGGCCAACATTATCAGTATCTAAAAACATAGTTAAATCAACATAAAGAGCGCCAGATTGGGCGGCAAACAATCTTGCTTTATCTATTTTCTTCACGTCTATTTTTAAACTCACACCTATTTTCATTTTACATTCCTATTTTATTAATTAACTTCACTAAATAAACCAGTCCAATCATCACCAGGATAATAGTCTCTAAAATTATCTTGCATAACCTTTCTTTCGTCTGGTGTAAAAGGGCCGCCATGCTTTTCAGATACATACATATTTCTTCTTGAGTACGGCTCAATTTCAAACCATGCCTCCGCTGCTTCTTCCATGCCGTCAGTTGCTAAGTGGTTCTTTATCGCCTTTACAGAATCTATATTCTCGATAACAGATTTCTTTGCAGCAGAGCCCCAAGAGAATCGAACTTCTCCATTTTGATCTTTTGCAGCTATATAACTAACTTTATTGTCAACATGGTCTATACGCCACACCCATTCTTTTAATTTTAAATTCCAAGTTTGCTTTGGTTTTTGCCCGCTCATATCAACTTCATTTTGATTCAGCTTAACTGATATAACAGGGTAGTCATACAACTCGATACCTATACCAAAATTAAAGCAAGCCCTTTTAAATGAGTCACTAGCCAAACCCTTAGCAGCCTCTGTATTTGACTCTGTTCCGGTATCTTCTCTTGATATCCACTGGTTAGTTTCTTTATCATATATGCTTACAACGCAGTTATGATTGTTAAGTTTATGCTCTCGTTTCCAGTTTAAGCCACAAACCTTATTCAAGCGGTTGATATCGACTCTAGCGTCCTTGTAAGCAAGGATAGTAGCATAACCACCCTTATTGATAGATTGTATGCGAAAATCTATATCCTCGGCTGATAATGGCTTTGAAAGCTCTTTTATTAAACCATTCATTCTTCACCACCTGTCATATGATCTAACCTTGCAGCTTCCTCGTATTCAATACCTGCAATATCAAGTTCTAATTCTTCTATTCTGTTATCAATCGTACCAAGCAAACCAACAGGAATATCAAGCCCAAAATCAATTAATAGTTTATTTTTTATATCCCAACACTCAGAAACCCTAGACATAAGCATTGCCTTATCGTAATCTTGTTTTTTAATGTAAATCATTTTTCTCTCTCCTTTAAATATCAAAATCATCTAAATCAATCGCATGCCCACACTGCTCATTGTCACACTCCAACCAGTGAGCGCCTATAACATATTTTTCAGTAAGTGTGCATTCACACTCAGGGCAGTAACCCTCGTCTTGGTCGCAATACTCAGCTATTTGATTAGATATGTAACAGTTAGACATTTAATTAACCCCTTTCATTTGATGATTAAATATTAGCATACTGATTTATTGTTGCAAGTATTTATTTGACATTTTAATAAATAAATTTTAATATGCAGTTAAATCAATTAAAAAGGTGTAAACGATGGAATTAAATAAAATAGTTAAAAAAGCGATGGTAGACAAAGATATTAATGGCGTAATGGAGCTAGTTGATCGCTCTGGCGTTAGTTACTCTGATGTGACTAAAATACTCAAAGGCAATGGCTCGGTTCGGCTAGTTAAGGTTGTTGAGCTGCTAGATTACCTGGACTTAAAAATAAAGGTAGTAATCAAGTAAAGGAAGGCTCATTAAGAGCCTTTTTTATTATCTGGTATTACATGTTTTCTCGGCCTTGGTGCTTTCCACTCTTGGCCTTTATAATCACTCTCGGCGTATATTATCTCTCCACCACTCATTACATACTCAGCTACTTTTTCTAATGCTTCTTCGTGTCTTTTATTGTTTAGTTGTATTGTATTCATATCGTTCCTTTATTTTTTTAATTAGGGTCATTAGATACGTTTGTCATGGATGGGGTATCCAGTTAAAGTATCTTTATTAATTAAATTATACAAATCGGTATCAACATATCATTTCACATCCTTGTTGGCTGACCAGACCATATAACCATGACTTATTCGTTGTTTATCCGCGTATCTAAACGTCAACTTGTATAAAGTTATTCTTATTTGCTTCTTTTTAAACTTAGCTAGTTATGCGGTTCTTTTACGATGTTACCGAATATATCGGCAGTGTTAATCTGTATAGTGAAATGAGCTAGGTAAGGATTCTAACCTTACATCTCCTAACATTGACTAGTTGCTAGGCACTTTTACAAGCTACTAACTCACTTCTCTATACAGATTAGAAGATGCTTGAAAGGGATTGTGTCTGGTAGATAAACTCTACGCTATTTAAATGATGTCAATCATACTCGTTAAAGCTCAGACACAAAAAAGGGTACTTAGATCATGTAACCTCTGTTAGAAAGAGGGGTGAAATCTAGAAGGAAAACCCACCAGAAGCCACATGTCTAAATACCCTATTTCTAGATTTCTTTCAAACAGCTTTCTACACTGCACAGTTATTATCGTTTATTTATTCTCCTTTTTCAAGCTTAAATTTTTTCCTGCTTCCACTGCCTTTGTATTTCTTTGTTTTTTTGTTGTTCATTCTGCATCACCTATAAATAAATGTTTGTTTTCTCTAAGTTCAGGCATGGTCCAATATCTAACTTCATAATTACCGCTTGCTGCCTCGCACCATCTTAGCAGCATTTTTTTAGGCGTTCCAACTCCATGCTTTTTCTTTGCTTTTTGTTCGCTCATGCCGTTTAACAGATCAATACAGCAGTTATACCTACTCAATAACACATCGATTTCTTTATGTAATAGTTTTTTTAACTTGTTCTCATTCATCCTATTCACTCCTTAACCTTTCTCGTAGGCATAATAAAAATCACATTCTTTACATTCTAACCAAGATACCTCTTGCGTGGCACTCCATAGATCTTCCAACTCACCCGAGCAGCAAGGGCAAGTTAATGTTTCGTGTAGTTCGTCCAATTCTTTTAATGTCATAGTTTTACTCCTTATCTAGTTCTTTATTACTTCCACACCAAACCCATTAGACACCAACGCTTGAAGCATAAGAGGGAATGTTTCTTTTTGGTCCTGGTCAATCTCTGTGTGATAAATATCCATAGTAATAAATTCGCATAAGTTCTCATAATACCCGTAATCTTTAAATCCAGATCCACCAAGAATTGATTGTAGGTGATTTTCATTGTTGGCGTTAACATTGGTAATTCTTAATTTCATTTTTCTATCTCCTTTGTTGTTGATGATTAAACAATAGCAAAAAGAATTTGACATAGCAACAATAAATGATATTATTTGTACAAGAATTATTAATAACAAGGAAAACAACCATATGAAACGAACCTCGCGTCTTACTGCTGATATTACTTTAGAGGCTCACAGCATGCTTAGACAGATGGCTGATAATAAAGAGAGATCAAAAGGCTGGCTGCTTGAGAAGATGATACGTGCTTATTGCGGAACAACAGAGGAGCCAAAAAAAGAACAAGTATCGCGCAGCAAACCAAAAACATACCCTGCGAACTTCGATGAACAATTTGAAATCCTATGGGATGCAAAAGGAAAAAAAGGAGCAAAAATTAAAGCAAGGGAGAAATATAAAACAATGCTCATAAACTCAGATAACGATACATGCGAACAGTTAACGCATTTACTTGTTGCTGACATCAAAGGCTCAATGAATGAAATAGGATTTACTGAGCTGCATTTAACGACATATCTTAACCAAGAAAGATGGGAAAAATAATGGCAAACGCAAAAGATTTAGTTAGAAAATTAGGAAACAAAGAGGATAGTAGAAAGAAAGAATATCAACGCGCCTCAGAATGGCCTAAATGTTTTATTGCTGGTTGCCCTTTGCCTACAACGATAAAGGCCGATAACTGCACCTGTACGCACCATTACAGGCAATTTGGCTACGAGGCTGAATGCACAACTGAGGCTATTAAGGAGTTTTTGCCATACATACGCAAATATGGAGAGATGCTTAGATGGAATGTAAGAGTGTGGAGAGAAAGGGAGCCTCAAATAATGGGATGGCCAGTATTGCCAGCCACAAAAGAAGAAATGGATAGACCGACTATGTATCTAAACAGGCTCAAGATTTTTATAGATAAAGGCATAAAGTCAAGAGCAGAGGAAATTTACACTAACAGTATTTAACAATAAGGAGCAATAAACATGGACAGAAGGCACGATGATTTAATAAAGATAGATTGGTTAAAGCTTGGTGAACGCTGTGTATATGTGTTGGTGGCGTTATTCTTTGTTATATTTTGGGGTATGTAATGAACGATTTGCAACTATACAACTATCAAAAAGACGAGGTAGATAGATTAAATAAACAAATAAATATGATCTCATTTTTTTACAAAAGCTTTTATGAAGATAAAATTAAAGAGCTTGAGAATAAGCTATCTTTAGCTTTAAAAATGAAAAGCGAGTATAAAAGAAAAAGCGAGTTAATTAAACCGCCAACAAGAAAGCAGCGTGTTTTTGATATGCTCAGTAATGGTGAGCGAGATTACAAACTAATAGCAGACAAGTGTTTCACTACTTACGATGTAGTACGCAATTACGCATGTGAATTTAAAAAGGAGAATAACAATGGTACTAACTAGCAAAGAAGAATATATGGAATGTAGAAACAGAAATAACCCCAAAAGAGACGAAAGCTTAATGTTTAGTAAAAACCAAGTGGCAGATGATTATCAATGCACAGAAACTAAAGCTAAACGAAACGAGATAGAATTCATTAATGACATTAAACAACAAATAAGCGAAGTGTGGGATGAGCTATGAGCGCAGAAATAAAACACAACAATTACAAGTTAATGTACTCGCAAGTTTTATTTGAACTAGCAGAGGCGCAGAGAACTATATCAGATAACAATGAGTATTATGCTTTCCAGATGATGCAGTTAAACGACCAGGTGATGACTAAAAACGCTGAGATAGCATTGTTGAAGCAAGAGTTAAAAAGGAAGAGTTTACAATGAAAGCACTAAGCTTATTTAACGGCATGTCATGCTTATATATGGCGCTAGAAAAACTAGGGATTAACGTCGATAAGTATTACAGCGCAGAGATTAATAAGTACGCAATACAAGCGTCACAGGCGCTTTATCCTGACACAATACAGCTAGGTGATGTTACCAAGTGGCGAGAATGGGATATTGATTGGTCAAGTATTGATTTAGTTACTGGCGGATTTCCTTGTCAAGCCTGGTCAATGGCTGGTAAGCAGTTAGGCGATAAAGACGAGCGAGGCATGTTATTCTGGACGATGCTAGATATTATGAAGCACGTTAAAAAGCATAATCCGAAAGCTGATTTTTTAATTGAAAACGTGAAGATGAAGAAAGAGTTTGAAGAATATATCACCTATCACACAGAACAAGCTTTAGGTAATGTTCATAAAATTTTAATCAATAGCGCATTGTTGTCTGCTCAGAATCGCAATAGATATTACTGGACCAGTTTTGATGTTGAGCAGCCAGAAGATAAAGGTATTTTGCTTAAAGATGTTATTGAGAGTGGCGCTAATGATGTTAACTCAGATGGTTGGCATGAATGGTGGGATAAAAACAAAGAATTTCAGCAGCGCAAAGCATATTCTAAAGTTTGTAACGGCAATGATAAAGCAATAACAATGACAGCTAGGCAGTATGCAAGTTGGAATGGTAATTTTGTTATTATGCAAACACCAAGAGGAAATAATCCAGGTGGCGAAAGAGCAAAAAACGGTAAAGCGCCGTGTTTAAGCTCTAACTCATGGCAACATAATAACCATCTTTCTGACGGCGTTAAATACCGAAAACTAACACCGCGCGAATGTATGAGGCTTCAAACAATGCCAGAGCATCATATTGATACTTTATTAAGCGCAGGTATTAGCAATACGCAATTATATAAAATGACAGGCAACGGATGGACGGTTGATGTAATAACGCACATTTTAAAGGGGTTACAATGAGAAAATACAGGCCAGCGATATTCTTCGCTGTTTATTTAACGCTTATGTTGTTTACGTGCATCAACGTAGTGAGTTCTCTATGAAAGACTTAAAGCTAAACTTAAACACTATTAAATACGTCATACAGCAGCTTTACGCATTAGATTTAAAAAAAGAATGGCGAATATCCATAACAGAATGGAGTAAAAAAAGAAGCATACCAGCGAATAAAGTTTATCAATCTTGGTATCCTGCCATGTCTGATGTTCTGGCAATGACAATTCCAGAGACTACAAGATTTATTAAGCTCAATTTTGGCCTGCCTATACTTTTTTCTGATGATTACATAGGTTCGATAATATGGGAAGGGCTAAATAATAAAGGGTTTTTTCAACTGAGTTACGAGGATCAACTCTTGCACATGACAGAGCTGCCTGTAACGCGATTATTTAACACAAAAATGCACAATAAATTGAGAGATGATTTACAAATATATTTCGCTAATCTTGGTTTAAATTTAGGTTATAATGATTAATTTAAAAATTAATGTAATTTATTATTGTATTTTGTGAATTTAGAGCGTAGTATTTACCTAGTTATTTTGGTTGTTATGTTACCTACACAATAAAGGGTTAATGAAATGAAGCCTAGAATTAGAGCATACAGAAAAGCTTACTTTGTTTTGCTTGGCTATAAAACAATAGTTGAGTTGGAGCCATTCGGAAAATGTATGGTATTAAAAAGCGAAAGTGATGAACTTAGCTTAGCATCATAACCTTTGCGCTAAGCGGCAAGCTTGCGCAGTCCGATTGAGTGCGTTGTTATGTGACGACTTAATTGATAACTGGAGAATAAAAATGAAAGTAAGAGATGTGGGTGAAATAGGTAATTATTATGGTGGTTTAGCTGTGAGGGCTGAAAATGATAAATTTTATTGGGAATTGAAAATTGGAATGGTACGTTTTGGGAGGAAATACCTGAAAGCCTTTTTAGTGAATTAAATAAATACCAAGACACTAAAGACACATAACCTTTGGCTAACCGCGCTTGCTACATAGTAGCGCAAGTATTACAACGAATAAATAAGGATAACGAAGATGCAAAATGATGAAAAACAACCAACTGTAGCAAGTCCGATTGAGCCTGTTGTTATGTTGCAGGACTATATGGAACAAGGAAAGTTTAGCGTTGATTACATAGTAGACAAAGATAAAAATGTTGTTGGCGTTTCACATCCTGACTGGCCTTTTACAATAATGCGAAATCAAGATAATAAATCTGAGACAGCTATAGTCTGCAATAATACAGACGAGCCGTTTGGTATTCTTGATTCTGACGTGTTCAATACAATTCTGATGTGTTGGCTGTTAATTGATGATCCAAAGCTAATTGATGACGCGGCACAGGATGCAACATAACCAAAAGCACAGACGCAAAATAAAGCGTTAGTGAAGAATGAGCGGCAAGCTGTTTTTGTCGTTTGGTGTAAGTTGTTAGAATTGGCGTTAACACAAAAGGTAGAATTAAAATGAAAGTTTTTAGTTATATGAAGTGGAATGATGGGAATTATTGTGGGTTTTGGTTTCGGGTTTTTGGTTATGGCTTAAACATAAATAACAGGCCATTACTTTTCTCGCAAAGAAATGGGTACGGAAATCCGTTTTTTAAATTAAAAAGTGTAAAAATTATGATATTAAAGCCACAAGTATAATTAGCCATTCTAACCTCGCGCTAAGTTGTGAGGTACGAATCAAATTTAAGCGCCTTGTTATATGGCGCACTAAAAATTAACTGGAGAGATACAAATGGGACACAGAGTGACACAAAGAATTTTAGAATGCGAAATTTGCGGAAAAACACCAGAAGACGGGGAGTACTTGTGGGAAATGGGTAGTGGGCATTGGTGCGAAAGCTGCTGCAATGAAGATGATGACAAAAATGTAATGAGTGATATGGAATAGTCGCAGGGTTAAGCCATATAACCTTTGGCTAACCGCGCTTGCGGATAAATAACACGGAGATATGAAAATGAATATAGAAGAATTTGCAAACACCATAGATTTAACAGAAAAACCAACTATAGCAAGTCCGATTGAGCCTGTTGTTAGCGGTGAATTAATGGAATGCCGAGCCATGCAGGTACTAAATAATGCGGTAGATCACATTAACCACGAAAACTACAACGATGCACTTAGCTCGATTAGAGAAGCACAGGAAATGTTAGTTAAATTACAAACGCTATTTGAAGATGTTAGTCATCATTATGATATTGATGTATATGCTTTACATTATGATAAGTGGACTGAGATAGGTGGGTATTAATTCCTGCTAACCTTGGCAACACGGGTTTATCCCGTGGTTGCGGTTGTTATGTGTTTTAACTGAAATGTGGAGAGACTTATGGAATTTGAAGATATTGATGACAATCATCAGAGAGCAAAAGTATTTGGCGGTTGGCTAGTAAAAACTTATGAAAGCGTACACCATGAAGAAAATGGCTTCTCTAGTGGTGGTGAGGGGTGGGATTGGCGTGTAGCTATGGCCTTTGTTCCTGATCCAAATCACGAATGGAAACTAAACACATAACACTGCAATCAGAGGAATATTTCCTTATTTCACACATTAGACCAGTGTAGATAAATCACTGGTTTATATGTGTTTTGCAGATTGGCATGATTTATATCGGGGAAAGCGAGAAATGAAGCTTATATATGGTAACGGAAAAACAACGTCTTGCGATAAATGCGATAAGCTAATATGCTCCAATGATGAGAGATACAACGTTAGCGCTGGTGTTTATTGTGTTCATTGTGGTCGTGTGGATAGTTTGTATTTTGGGTTTAGAAGATGGTTAAAGGGGTATTTGCGTGGCAAGGTGTAAGATTTGTAAAACCAAATTTAACGCTAAATACTTTCTACAAAAAACCTGTTTAAATCCCGTTTGCTTGGCTGAATGGGCCAAACAAGACAGAGAGTTGAAACAAAAGAAATCTGACAAAGCTAGAAAAGAAGCGTTAAAGTCTGCTGGCGATTACATCAAAGAGGCTCAAGCATCTATCAATAAGTATATTCGCCTTAGAGATAAGAATAAACCTTGTGTTAGTTGTGGCAATAATAGAGAGCATAAAATCGGATTAAGCGGTCATAGATATGATGCTGGACATTATCGCTCTAGAGGCTCAGCAGGACACCTTAGATTTAATTTATTTAACATCCATAAACAATGTGTAAAATGTAATCGTGAAAATTCAGGCTGCGTTGTTGAATACAGAATAGAGTTAATTAATCGCATAGGCTTAGATAGAGTTGAAAGATTAGAACAAGATAACGAGCCTAGAAAGTTTACAATTGAATATTTAAAAAGAGTTAAAAGTATATTCAATAAGAGATTTAGACTGTACGAGAAGAAATTTAGATAAAAAATAGCGCAGTAGCGAGGAAAGAGGCTATTGCGCCAAAAATGCAAATGAATCAGTAAACTGCTATAGTTTATTTTGTTTTATACATTTAACAAGGAAAATTATGAAATACATATTAATAGCCCTGCTACTTATTGGGTGCAATAAACACGAAAAAGAGCCGTTTGTGTATCTTGATGATCTAGAGCCAGCGGTTGTAGAACCACATATAGAAATGCAGCCAACAAATAATAGTTGTGCATGGTGGGCAATACCAAACCAAGACTACAACGGAGTGCCAAAATATTCTGGACCTATGTGTACATACACCCATAAGCATATACCTGTAGCGGCATATGGTAATGGCGAGGTTTTTTATACTACAACAGAGTTTTTAGATGGTGATTTTTATGTTTATGCACATAAAGGAGTCGAGAGTGTACTGGTTCATCAGATCAATGACTGGGACGACCCACACACTAACGCAGCTATACAGATAGATAATCAAGGTCGCGTTAACGTACATGTAGCAAGCAGGGGCCTTGATTTCAAGTTCCAATCCGGCAAACATTTAAGAAGTGTTACGCCGTATGAGCTAGATTTCGAGTGTTTGAGTGGATGCGGTGATGTTAATTTTGAGGCTTACCCTCAAGTGTTTGATACGTCATTCGGTTACTATGTTGGTTATACTCATTATGTTAAAGATCCAGCTATTCACCCGACAAGAAACGTTAGGGAGATATGGTATAACTTGAATGGCAGTAGAACCAGGTTAGCAAAGGGCGCACATTACCAAGTGACTTACTATCACAATGGAACTATCTACGTGTTTTTTAATTATCTAAAAAATGCAGCTGCAGACGAAAGATACAATTTATACGGAATGAAAACATCAGATGGAGTTAATTGGACTAATTTGTTGAATGAGCCCTTATCTTTGCCTGTAGAGCAAGATGACGATATTGTCAGGCTTTATGAGACAGAATCGGTAGGTAACCTAGTTTATCTAAAAGATATTACATATAAATTAGGTGTTAGGGCGTTATTTACAGAGGCGACAACTAAAGATCCAACACTAGGCGAAAGGTATGTAAAAGAGTTCTGGTATGATGACGGAGAAGATCCGATTAAAACTGTCTCTGAAACAAATCATAACTACTCGTCAGCGGCATATATTGAACACAAAAACAATACATATATTGTGCTTAATAAAGGTGTGCAGCCATACGCAGGCGGTGATATATCGCTGTTTAAGGTGTACTTATCGGGATATAATCTTGTTGATACGGCCAACTCAGGAAACTATTCATATATAAGAAAGGTTTACGGTGTTGATAGTATGGCTGTTTCAGGTTTTGGAAATAGTGATGTACAATCATCTTCCGAACATGTTATGATTTTTTTAGCGGATTAATGACTCAGCAATGAGCCGCGAGTGTCGCCCTACCATCCTAGTTAGGGCGATGCGATTTACCTGCCGTATTGATATAAGTATCTTATTTCTTGTGTTGTGCTTCCACTATCCCTTATTATCTCTATAGTCTCATCTATATCGCCTCGTTTGAATTTAAACATTAGATAGATTCCTCTTTTGTACCGTCTTGTAATAACTCTGCCTTTCTTGTTACAGCATCAACAACAAGACCAGCAGTAACTAAGTAATCGACAATATAATTAACTCCAGCAATAGTATCTTGAAAATCTAAATCGCAATAACTAGCATTCATTAGTCTAGATTTAATAACTGTTGCTGCGTCATCTGAGGCAATTGCTACTTCCTCTGGAATGGTGAAGCGTCTTTGCATAGCTCCAGTTGATATTATTCTGATAGGAGTTACAGTAGGGGTCATGAATGCTTGTTGTTGCCATCCACCATTTCCGGCAGGTATGCGATAAGTATCGCCATTAATCAAATCTTGCTCAGTACAGTCTACCCATTCACCGTTAATTAATTTTTGCATTATTATTCCCCAAACTGATAAGAGTAAAATGTACCCTGAGACGTCGACACGTTAGTTGATATTTCTAACACTTCATCTACGTCGCCGGTAATAACATCTTGATTACCAGCACCGTTGTTTATTGATAGCTCGTCTACGTCACACCCAATGTTTACTTGATTCAGAATAGCATCAGTGACAACAGCTGATCCGCCAACGCTTATTGTTGTTAGGTTCGTTTGTGCAACACCAGAGCTAGATATCGAGGTTAACTTCACTTTTTGCCCAGTTGGCGGAGTCAAGGTAACATAAGTCCCTGTTGCGCCAGAATTAACTTCTATAGTTTTTGACGCAAACTTAGTTATAAATCCACCGCCACCACCCTTTGTGCTTAATTTAATTGTCATGCTATAAACTCCAATCGCTAACGCCGTCAGACGTTAATGTTAATTCTACGCTTTGTGTGTTATCAAAGGTGATGCTAGTATCTGTACCGCTTGAGTCTGTTATAGTGTCACTCCCACTGCGTGTTACTATAGGTTCGTTAGCTACGTATTCGTCAGGCTGTGTGATGGTTATTGTTTGGTTTGCGCTAACAGAATTTGCCAAAGGCAATAAAAATCCAGTGTCGCCATCTCTTAATTCATTAACTCTTAATGCGGTTAATAATCCGCCGCCTGTTTGTGGGATCACCGTTGTTGTTCTATCTTCCAAAGCTATAACCTCGGGAATTTTTACGCCGCTAATCGCTGGTATCCAATTCGTTCCGCCATCAGCTTCGGGATCGTTTCCTGCTTGAGCCGCTAAAGCTTTCCATAAATTCCCTGTGCTAGTTTTTACAACGTCGCCTATCGCGTAGGTAATATTTGTATTCCATACGCCTAAGAATTTTATTTGCTCCCATTGTGTTGGTGTTATAGTCGGGTCGTTGCCTATATTCCCGTTAGACAAAGACTTGTAAAACTCGCCGTCTGAGCCTTCCACAATATCGTTAATGTCGTAAGAAACAACCAAGTCAAAATCAGAGAAATCACCTAACTGCTTTTCTCCGCCTACAGGGTCGCGCTCTGCGTACTGCTGCCCAAATTCATCAAAGTATTTAACCTTGGCGTTTCCGCTGTAAAATACATTCTCAACGTTACCATTAGCCAATACATGCACATTTGTAGTGTTTTGTATTGATTCCAGCTCATCCTTATATGTGATAAGTTGCGTATTGGTTTTTGATTTAAAAAACAACAGATAACCGTTAGGTTTCATATCTGTTATTGGGCTTACAAATCTGGCCATTATTTACACCTTTTAATTTGTGCTATACTAGTTTTATTTGAGGGTTTTACCATGATTAATAATAACAAAGAAAGCAACATCCCTGGGCTAATAGCTTTCTTAATTGCTTTCATTTTCTTTACTATCATTCTGTGACTTAGTCCCTGCTGCTAATACTGATGATGCTTGTAGCAACTCTCTTTTGAATTTGGCTGACTTAATTGCATCCTGTACAGTTTCGTTAGCTATATCCTCTAACGTTGTTAAATCTATGTTTGTGTCTAAAAGTAAGTCAGATAAGTCTGAAATGCTTCTTGCTTTCTTTGGTACTGATTTTAAATAGGCTTTGGTTATCCTTTCCGCGTCATTGCCTGATCTTGCTATGGTATCTAGGAATGCCGCTCTATTTTTTGTAATTTTTTTGGCTATCTCTTTTGCTACAGTACCAGCAGTTATAACACCTACAGCCACAGGAGCAACAGCACCACCTAAACCGGGAATTGTGCTAACTATAGCGGCAGTTCCACCACCACTAAGTAACCCTCCGAATATGCCGGGGCTATTTTCGAGCTTAAGACCCATACCACCAACGAGAGACGCGAAGTTTTGCTTAAAATCTCCATCAGTAACTTTTCTTATAGCCTTTACATCGTCTTGTGATAGGAATTTTCTACTCTTCTTCCTGTTTAACAGGTTGTTCAATTCGTTTCTGATACCTTTTTCTACGCCAGCTTTCCTGCTTGAGCCTATCTCTATAGCCTCTTGAAGCATTTCAGACCTCTTAGCTCTACCCCATAATTTCCTTGCTGACTGGTATTTTTTGCCAACTTCCGTGGCACTTATTTGCGCTCCTTTTTCTATATCAAAAGCCTTTATGTCATCTAGGAAAGAATCTATTTCATCAACAATGGATAGCCCAACTCTTGTTTTGTTTGGATCTGTTGCTATAACCGAGTTTTTAGCTATACTTCTCAACTCATCCATTTCTACAGTAGTTAAAGGCCTTCCTTGAGCTATATCTTTTTTAACCTCCTGTATTGCGCCAAATGCTTCTGGTGTTACGCGCTCTCTTATCCCTTCTTTTTTTGCTATCTCATCAAGATTTCTTTCCAGTCGCTTTAGCGCTGTCTGTTTAATAGATACGCCTGAACTATCAAGCTCATTAAATATAGCTCTAGACGCGTTTTTTATTTTATTAACATCTGGTGCTGATTCTATCAAAGTTTTTTCTATTAGCTTCCTGCTTGGCTCTTTAATCGCTGTTGCTTTTCTTGCTCCTTTTATACCTAATAGCTCAAGCGCCGCAGTCGGTAGTGTGTGAGCAATAGAAGCTAAAGCAGGGCTACCAGTTACCTTTAGCGTGTTTTCGCCTAAGAACTTTTCTGCATCAGATAAAGCCTCTCCAACTGGAGCGAGAGCCTCGCCTATAGCCTGTTGTTGTGCTTGCCCTACCTCTGTTCTTGGTTTAAATGTCAGCGCATCTCTAGTAGCATTAACTGCTTCTGCTCCTGCCCCTTCATCAGCAAAAGGATTTAGCGATTGAGCCACTCCAGCAAGACCAGCTACAGGCTCAGCAATAGCGCCTGAAACTAAAGAGCCTATGTTTTCAGCCACACCTAAAGCTTGATCACCAAAAGATGGGCCTTGTATTGCTTGCTCTTCTTTCTGTGGTAAGTTAGAGAATATTTCGTTTAGCTCAGCTTCCGTAGGTGGTGAATCACCAGTAAGCTTTACACTTCTGCCAGTCTGAGGGTCTTTAACTAAATAAGTAGGCATTATTCCTTAACCTCTATTTTAAATCTGCCGATTGTGCCGCTTTGCTGTGGCGTTGCTTGTGCCTGCTCAATAGTCACCATGTCGCTTAAATAGTCCTTGTTCTTTAATTGGTCTCTCCATGCCTTTCCAAATCCAGAAATCCCCTTTGTTGTTGAGATATAATCAGATTTGAAATTATTAAAGGCTGCTTCAATTTTTGCTAACTTGGCCTGCCCATTTAAAAAGCTAATTATTTCTGATGCTGGTGCGTCCTCTCTAGGAAAGCCAGAAAGAGCTAATGCGATATCTTTATCTGAGGCAACGCCAGGAGGTAAGTTTCTTACAGCCTGACTAGAGCGAATAGATCTAAACTCACGCCTTAAGTTTGAAACCTCGTCTTGTGATCCTAATAGATTCTTAAGTGTTTCACTCCATCCAGCCTTAACACCTCCGCCTATATCTGTCTTGCTTATGTCTCTAGCAAGTAACTCCATTTTATTTACAGCTTGTTCCGCTGAAAACGCTTTCTCTTGCGATGTGTTTAATGCTTTTTCTGATGTTCCTGATAGCTTAACTGGCTTATCAAGACCTATTAAAGCTCTGTATTCTTTTATCTGCTCTGGTGTTCCGCTTCTTTTTAGTTCTTGAAGTTGCTCAAACTGCGCCTGCTTCTCGAACTGCTTGCTTCCTTTTGTTGAATTTCCATCTCTTAACCTGTCAAGCTCTATTCTTGCCTTCTCTAGGTTTATTTGTGATAACTCACTAGGCTCTGTTGACTGCAAAAACCCACTTTGAACGCCAGCAAGCTCAACGCTATCTAATAAATTAGCAGCGCCTTGTATGTCGCCTCTTGCAATGAAATCAGCAATTTCTCTTGTGTCAGAAGAGTCTCCACCTATTTGCTCTAAAATATTCATTCTGTTAGACAATACATTAAGCGCTTGCTCTGGCTGACCAGATTTAATAAAAGAGTTAACTGTTCTTGCGTCCTGAAAAAGAGCGCTCTTTCTTTGGTCATCAAGCTGTAAGAATTGCTGCTGTCTAGCTAATTTATTTCTCTCTCGCTCATCTGCGAATGCTAAACCGCTCAATATGTTTTTACCTATCGTTGAAGCTGGCATAGTTTCCCCTTATGGAATTCCTGCTAATAATTTTGCTATATCGCCCGCTGTTCCGCCTATTGCGTTTGCTCTACCCATTATACCACCAGCTTGCGCCTGTCCGATACCTTGTTGAGCGTTCGCTATTTGTGAGCCTTCGCCAACTGCAAGATTGCTTAATAACTGCGCTAGTTGCTGCTGCTGTCCTGCTGTCATTTGCCCGTAGCCGCTTAATAGGTTGGCTATATTTACCCCGCCTTGTCCCAGTATATCAGATAGGCCAGTGCTTTGCTGATTGGTTAGGTTAGAAAGATTATTTGTAGTGTTGCTAATTTGATTGGCTAAATCTCTACCGGTTTGCAATCTGCCTTGAGCCATTTGCGAGCCTGTGTTTGCAAATAAGTTAGAAGCTAAACCGCCAAGACCTTGTTGAATTCCTGCGCCTTGCCCAGCCAGTGCAGAAGATATTCCTGCGCCTTGCCCGAATAGGTTAGCTTGCTGCCCTGCTGTTTGCCCGAGTAAGTTTGCCCCTTGAAAGCCAGCATTTTGCATCATATTAGCGCCTTGACCGAACAAATTAGCTCTTTGCCCTGCCGCCTGCAATGCGTTGTTAGCGCTGGCGATGTTGGCTTGTGTGCCTAACTGGGCATTCATACCTGCTAAGTTGCCTTGTTGTTGGCCTGCTTGACTTAAAAACTGCCCCTGCTGTCCTGCTGCTTGTAGCCCTTGCCCTGATAAGTTACTTAGGTTGTCTATTTGTTGCTGTAACTGTGCGCCTGCTTGAGCCTGCCCTAGTTGCTGTAATTCTGTTTGAAATTGTCCAGAGCCTAAACCGCCACTAGCTGCCGCTTGGTTGACTAGCGCCTCTTGCCCTCTTTGGTTTAAAAAGTTAAGGAACGGATTGTTAATAGTCGCCTGATTGAATGCTTCTTGCCCTTGTGCGCCGCTTAACGCTGATTGAAGCCCTTGAGCTTGTAAACCAGCAGGTGAGAATGCGCCAACACCTTGTGCAGCTTGTTGGAATAATTGCTGTCCTGTCATTGGATCTACTGTTGAAGCGCTAGCGCCATAGTTACCACCTAAAGCATTTAAGCCGCCCTGCAGCATTTGATTAGCGCCACCAACACCCAGTTGTATCTGATTTAAACCGCCTAGAGCGCCTCTATTTAAAGCGCTTTGCCCTTGATTTATTTGATTCTGCGCCATGTTCTGCCCAGCACCAAGTGTACCTAGAGCGCCTTGTTGAGCTTGCTCTAATGCAGATATTCCACCCCCTAAACCAGCTTGCAAAGCTTGCTCAGCGCCACCTAAGCCGTATTGCGGTTGTGGTACTTGTTGTGCAACTGGTTGTTGTACAGTCGGAGACATTGCTTGGCTTGGTGGCAATACTCCGCCTGTTTGTCGCGTTTGCCCAACAGGTAGCCCAGTAGGGTTATAGCCTGGAGTATTAGCAATAGGACCTCTAGCATCAATCGGCATTCCAGTAATGAATTTACCAGCACCACCTTGTTGCTGTGGTATTGCCGGCTGATAAACGCCTGTTTTTATTTGTCTGTTGTAACCCATTGGTAACGGCATACTAAAAGCCTCTCATTCTGTTCATATTAAAAAAATCAGCGTTACCACCACCGCGTAATAAGTCAGCAAATTTCGGGTTGGCGGTAACCGTTTGATTTTGTGGCTGTGGTTGGTACGGGTTCACAAATTCAGGTAGTTGCTGCTGCGCAAAACTAATGTCTGGCTGTAGTGAGACAGGCTGGAATTGGCTGTAATCAATAGCGCCACCTAATAAAGCGTTTTGTATTTGAGGTAATCCAGCTAATAATTGCTGTTGCGCTCCTACATTGCCTTGTTGAAATACCTGTGTTTGTGCTGGTAGTGACTGCCCAAATACATCTAAAGCACCCTGAAAGCCTTGTTGTAAGTTTTGTTGAGCTGCTGGGTATAGCTTAAAAAGGTCATTTCTAGCCTGCTCAGTCGATTGCTGAGTAGCCTGTATGCCTTTTTCTATTCCTGCTTGTTGTGCTTTGGCTGCTTTCTTTTCTGCTCCACCAAAGAACGTATCTTTAATAATACTCATATGTCACACCGTTTTAACCCAAATAAGTTTAAATCCCATAATTCATCGTTCTTTAAGAAAGCGCCTGTATATTTACCTTCTAGTTCGAAACCTAGTTTTTTGACGTAAATTTTTACGTGTCTATAGATAGATGGAACCTGAGTAATTATTTTTTTATACATTTCAGGGGCGCTTTCTTTTATCCACCTGATCGCCATAAATCCATACTCAAGGCTTTTGTTTCTGTTTTCTGTAGGTATATAACAGTGCAAATCTAACGTAGTTCTGTTAAATGCTTTTACATGAAATAGGGCTTTATAATTATCACAAGAAAGCCAGCAGTCGCGTTCTACATCAAGTTCAAAACATTCGTGAGATGTGCCGTCCTCAATAACGTCATCAATCATTGATAGCACGATAGGTCTAATTTTATCCTTGTCGTATATTCTCTCTATCATCCGATTAACTTCCACTCATTTGCTCTATTGCCTAATCCGTCAGCGTCTTTTTGTTTTAGGTAAAATATACTACCTATCGCTGCGTCCTCATCCATATAACTAGCGCCTTGATTAGCCTCTACTACACCCTCTGGGCTTCCGCTCCCTATAATGAGCAACCTGTCAAAAACTTGGCGGAAAGCCGTTCTGCTTTGTAATGTTAATGCCCCATCATTTTCAACAACTGGGCGATCAAAGCTTATTTCTTGAACCTTAATTGCCACGATTGCCACCTTTTAACCTAGCTTCTAGCTTGATGAATTCGCTTTCAACCTTATCTGACATGGTGAATTTAATTAGCGCTTCTCTAGGGAATCTGCCTTGTCTATTCCATATTGTTCTTGCGTTGTATTGACCAATACCACCAATAGAGCGAGATGTCTCGTTATTGAACCCGTTACCTGTTTTAGATGTTGACATTCTCACCTGTGGGTCTGGAGTTTCTAGCGTACCTACACCGCTTTTAAATGTTGGCTCAAGCTCTGTGATGGATATTGAATTACCTAGATTGGTTAACGGTTGGATAACGCAAGATCTAATTATTTCACTATCATACTCTGAATAGATAAACGGGCTAATCACACCTATACGGCCGTCCTGAGAGTCGCCACAAAGAAGCTCACCATTAACAAAAGCTACCGAATTCACGCGCCATTTAACCGTTTCAGTTAGCCCTTTAGAGTTTACTATTTGCGACTTTCTTTCGTTCCACTTGCCTGTCACCGTGTTGAACTCTAGCGTTAACGATGGGAATGAAAAGCCAATAAAGAAAGCGCCATCCAAAGCGAAAGAATAGCTAAATGCCTGCTCTATAGCTTCTGAACTAAAACCTTGTAAAATCTTGTCGATAGCTGTAGTCGACGCTTTCTGTGCTTGATTGCCGTTCAATATCCATATAGCAGGGCTTTCGTTTGTCCCTGCACCAATCCACATAAACGAGTTGTTTGTCGATACCATAGCAAATGGAGATGAAACCCCTTTGTCGATAAAAAAGCCTGTGCGCTGGTAAACCGTCCCGTTAAACGTAAACTCTTCTATAGTCTCGCTTCCGCCAATATAAACGCGGTTATTGTTAGTATGAATCGCCGTAATAATATCTGGGTCTGACTCTGCACTAAACACATTTAAAGCGCTCCAGCTTGTGCCGTCATTAGCATCTGACCGAATAAACTTCTTAGTGTCAGTAGTAACAACAAAGAAAGATGAGTTAAATCTAACATGTTGAGGATTGCCGTTAGCAGTAAAGCTCGGGTCTGTTATCTGTACAAATGGCGTACCTGATGTTTCATCAATAATATATCCATTACCGCCAGGAACTAGCACCATTAATTGAGTGCCATTGTCAGCCATAGAAACGCGCTCATCTCCTGCTATTTGACCAAGCAACACAGGTGTATAAACTTTTTGCCCTTCGCTATCGAAAGTAATATCAATTCTATAAAGCGACTCACCATTTAAGAAGTAAGCTTTACCGTTTTTTACATGAGCGCCACGATTGACGCTTTTTAAATCGCCAGTTGTTAATCTTTGGGATATGCCAGCACATCCACGCAAAGAAACTAAAGAAACATCTCCTTGGTTTGTAGCTAATTGACGATACCAGTTAACGCACTCCTGCTCATATATCTCAAGAGTTTCTGATTCGTAGAATCCATCTAATGGCAGATTAGCTCTAGGCATTAGTTAATCCTTATAATGGCTTGTTGTGCAATTATATTAACGGTGTCACTCTCATTAGATACGAACGCCTCAACATAGTCTCCATTTTTGAATTCGTACTGCCATACGGTAGTGAAAGATGCCGCTTTTGTGCTACTTATTGTTGCTTGTTTGCTTGTGGCTGCTACAGGCGTTCCGTTTATAGCTATGCTTAATTCAGCCTGCTTGTCTCCGCCAGATGCCATAAGAAGGGTTGCTGATAAATCAATAGGAAGCCTAGCTGGGCGCTCCCCTGTATAGGTTAATCTGCCGTTAGCATCAAATGAAAATCTTGATGAATCCTCGTTTGTCCATGTATTGGTTATCTTAACTTTCACCCCAGTAGCGCTTATCACTGTCTCTGTCGTGCTTCCGCTAACTGATATCAGGCCATCATTAATACTGTCTGGTATACCTGCATTAAATAGGAACTCAAAGCGATTGTCTGATGGCGCCACATTGGTTAATGGAGTTGTAAGTACTGAAACTCTATTGTCTGTGAACGCGCCAAGACCTCCCGGGAGTATATTGCCAGAAGAAGCAAGCCCACTTAAAAAAGTAGCGGATGCGTTTGATGATAATTGTATAATCTGTTTTGACACTGATAATTCATTGAGAACCGCTGTGCCTAAGTCGATAAACGTACCATTATTGAGGAATACAACGCCTCTATCTAAATCAGCATTGAATATCACCCCTGAAAGAGTCATGCCGGTTGTTTTTATATCTTCCCATCCAATAGCATCAAATCTAAGAATAAACAGATTATTAAATGTGCCTATTGAGTTGCATTCTTCTACGTTTGATTCAATAAATTGGAAAATACCAGTAACTGAGATATTAGAAAAGTCAAACAGCGCTCCATTAGGCGCTGATAAGGTGATGCCTCTTATAAGGACGTTGTGTTGTGTGCCAGTGAACATGGTTCCAGCGTTAGTGGTTTTTAATGTGACTATCTGGCTACTTGCTGCTCTAATTGTTACGCTACCAGTTAACACAAATCTGTTAGATGTGGTAATGTTATCGGTTATAAGGTAATCAGTGTCAGGAGCTAGTGTTATCACACCAGATACAGCAGCAGGGAAGTCATCAATGGTTGATACAACAACTGTTTTTGATGCGCCTGATGTTGGGTTAAACCCTATAGTTACGTGGTCGCTATTATCAGTGACAGAGATATTAGCTCCTGCTGCTATTGTTTTAAATTCATATTGATTAGCATTTAAATCTGTTATTAGCGGTACACCATTAACTCCTTGCTTGAAATTAGATGCTAAAACAACCCCGTTTTGAGCAGATACACTAGCTATAACGCCCTTAGATGATTCTAGATTTCTAATGAAGTAATCCGAGCCATTATTATCTAAAATTGGCGCACCTAAAGGAGAGCCAACCTGAGAAAGAGTGCCTGTAACGCCCAAGTCTGATTTAAAACTAGAATAAGATATATTCTTGTTAGTGCCGTTAACTACAAACGTAAATAAATCACTATTATTTAGAGAGGTAGAAACATTGAATTGGCTTATTTTTTGGCTTGTCATTAAGTATCACTCTCTAAAAGTATTGAACCGCCTTGCTCTGTCAAAATCTCGTCGTCAGGGCATCCGTAAAAATTAGACGTATAACGGCTATCTTGTTCGTTTCCTGAGCCGATAGGTAAAGTGCAAGGATAAATGCTAGGCTCTACAATTACCGTTAGCCTACGTATCTCTTCTAGCCCTTCTTTAGCATTCATCGCTAACTCTGCGGTTAACGGCATATCATAAGAAGGGAGCAGACGCTTAGCTAAGTTAAAAATAACACCTTCTAATGCTGCGTCTGGAATAGTGACTAAATCGCTAGGCTGCGTTACCTGTGTATAACCTAGACCAACAAACGGCACTGTTGACATCATACGATTCAAATAGCGTCTAGCAGTTTGAAAGTCCACTGTTTGAATAGGCTGCTCTGATGCTTGAACAAGAATTTCTTGTAAGGCATCGTTGATAACTTGCTCTGCAGTTTCCATTACTCAGCCTTTTTAGTTGGTTTTTTAGGCGCTTTCTTTTCTTTTTCCCATCCTTGAGATTTAGCAAATTTTTCCATTTCTACTGTGTCTTTTAACTCAATCGTTGAGCCGCTTTTTCTTAGCCATTTCATACATCAACCTCGTAACAGTATTAATAGAAGCCACTCGTAAGAATGGCTTCGATAATACTATTAAGAGCCGAAACCTTGACCAGCAAAGAACGGGTTCATTACGCCGTAAGCTGGGCGGAAGTCGATACGTACTTGGTTCTTATTCTCTAAGAAAGAAGAATCTTTAGTTACGCGGAACTGTAAGCCATCTTCTGTTGTAGCGACAGTATCAGTAGCTTGAAGCTTCTTAATAGGTACAGAGGCAACTGTAAACGCCTGCTTGTGCCAGAATAAGTTTGGCTGAATGATAGTATCGGCAGCGCCACCTAGAGTGATAACGTCACCTGCTGCGATAGCTTGACTAACAGTATTGTATTGCCCTGCTGCTTCAAAAATTGCTGGGCCTGTTACTGTTAAGTTACCAGCGCCAGATCCATCAAGTGTAACTGACTCTGTAACCGTTCCTGACCACAACACAGGAGCGCCAGTTTCATCAATCATTGTTTGACGTGTAGATAAATTCAAGCGATTTAATGCGCCTGATGCTGCCGTAATTGTTACTGTTTCGCCTGCTGCTACAACTAGGTTAGCTTGTAAGGCAGTAACACCGATAACCTGGGTCATGGTGTCTTTAGCTGCTAAATAAGTCGCAACAGGAGTGCCAACAACTGTACCTGCTCGGTCTGCACCAGTGCCAGTAGTGTAAGAGCCAAGCGTTGTTGCGGTCATCACTTTCATGCCTGCAAAGTTTTCAGTGATTGTAGCGCGCTGGTTAGCTGTCATACCTCCAGTTTCACCACCCAATGAGCGTTGATCGCTTGCTAGTTTACGCTGTACGAACGGGTTAACAGCAGCACACCAGTTTCCATCCATCGGAACGCCAGTTGCTTGCATGATTGCGCCCATGCCTGCTACATGGTCCCATGTTGAAACAGCAGTGCCGACAGTACCAGAAAGTAACGCTGTGTTTTTCATCATAAACTTAGCGAAATCAGTCTCAAAATCCGTAGCAATACGAGTTGCCATTGGGGCAAGCAATTGATCTAACTGGTTCATTTTTAACGCTTCGTCTGCTTCGTCATAATCAACGAATACCGTAAAGTAATCTTGAACTTTTGCGGTGGCCTTACCTGTAATGATGCTCGATTCTGTTTCGCCAGAAACGTCGCCTTTAGGTGTACGAACGCTTACATAGTCAGTAGGTCGTTTAATGTCGATATTCTCACCGGTTGACGGGTTAAGCTTGCCAGCAAAAAGTTGAGTATCTACGTTCTTTGTCAATACGCGGCTAGATTGGAATTTGTCTAAAAACGCATCCATAATCTTGCGCGAAAAGTTACTATCAAAGTTATTAGCCATGAGTGGCTCCTTTATTCATATTTAGTCCCTTTTAGGTTTTTATACTTGCCTAGCTCGGGATCTACGCCATTACCATGCAAATTAGTTGCAGGTTTCGGGGCGCTGCTTGTTTTCGGTTTTAATGCGCCAGCTTTTTGCTTGATATCACTCAAGAAAGATCCAACAGCGTAAGGGCTCATACTTGCTAAATTGAATCCGTCTACTGGGTTAGCTGCAAGATGCTTTGTAATTAATGGGCCATCGGGATCTGATAAGATATGTAAAACTAAATCATCAGATAAGCCATAATTAGCAACCGTATTACCTGCCGCCTGCATTTCTTCTTGTTTAATACCTAATTCAGTAGCCTTTTTAGTGTAATTCGTTAAAGACTCTTGAATCTGTGCTTGTTTAGCTTGCGCCTCTTGTTGTTGTTGAAATTGCTGTTGCTGCAAGTAGTAAGAGTTTTGAGCGTCGAACTGGGCTTTCTTTAATAAAGCTTCATCTCTTGCTCTAACTTTTTCATCAAAATCATCATCGAAAGCATCTGGCATAGGCGGTATATCTGCTACCTGTTGCTCAAACTGTTTGCGTTGTTCAGCTTCATAGGCTTCTAGCTTGGCTTTGTATTCTTGCGCCTCGCGTTCAGCCTGCTTTGCCTTAAACGTTTTCTCGTTAATGACTTTATTGATGGCCTCTTGCCTTTTTTTAGCTTCTTCATCAACTTGCGGCTGTTCTTCGTGCTCCGCTTCACTAGTAGTTGCTAAATCTACTCCAGTATCTTCTTGGTTTTCGATTTCAGCGTTACCATCTTCGATAATCGCATCTTCGTTTTGTAGCTCACTCATGTGTAATCGCCCTTAAAGGTATAGTCAGAATTGACAGTGCCGCGCATTAAGGCTGCTCGTAGGCCTATTGACTATTATACTATTTAGGGTTATGGTTAAGTAGATAGTCAATAAGAGCATGGTGTTTATGAGTGATGTTATAACTAAAGCGATAAAAGATAGAGGTTGGACAGTTAAAGGTGCGTGTTTGTTTTGGGGTATTGAGTATAGTAACTTCAGAAGAAGATGCAGAAGGGTTCTTGGTGGTCGATCCAAAAACCCAAGCGAAAAAGCCCAACTGGTTTGTATGTGTAACGGACTAAAGGATAAAAATAAAAATGAGGATTAACCTAAACAAGCAACACATATACTTTCTTATTAAATCCGGAAAGATTGTTTATGTTGGCCAATCCAGAAGCATAATACAAAGAATTTTCACTCATAGTTCTGAAAAATGTAAGAGTTATGACTCTGTAGAGATTTATGAACATGAAGGCGATCTTGATTTGGAGGAATTTAAGCAGATAGCCAAGCACAAGCCAAAACTAAATAAATCAATGCCAGCGCTTGATTTTGCTTTAAGGACATCAAGAGTTAATGAGATTGAGAAGTGCCTGCTTGATGCTGGCATTAACCCAAAAGAATATTACGACACTCAAAGGCCAGATTTTAGCATCAAATTAAATGATAAATATTACCATTTATGGGCTAAAAAAGGGCTGGAGGATAAGTTTTTTGAGTTTATTAGGAGTATAGAAGAATGATTAAACAATTCAAACTAAGAGACATAAACCGTAACCCTGAGCTACACAAAGAGATATTTGTCCTTAAATCAGACTGCATGCAAATATTAAATGAATTTGTTGTCGCTGCTGTAAAGGCTGGTGCTAGCGAGGAAAAGTTAAAGGAGATTATTAGTAATGAGTGATTTAAATGTATACGCTTGGCTTTTTTTGATTATAGCGTTTTTGATTTTTACTTTTATTATATGCCCTGCTGGCGCCATCTTTAGTTACGCAGGAGAAGTAGAGGCTTATTATAAAGCTAGTTACATAGACCTAGTTATAAGAGGGGCAAAGTGTTTTTATACATCAGCTTTTATTTTTTTGGTTATGTTTTATTTGTTTGATAGAGGATTTAGCTAATGAAAAAACTGCGTAACTTTAAATGCGGCCATTGTCATAGGCAATATGAAATATTTGCTAGTGATAAGCAGGTTAACCATAAGTGTGAGTGTGGAAAGATGGCGCTGAGAACGTTATCAGCGCCTAGATATTTTGATAATACAGTAGGTAAGAGTCCTAGTGCGAAATAAACCAAAAATAAGAGCGTATAGTGTTACTTACTGGCGCTATCTATTAGATAATACAGATAGCGCCAAGAGAATATTTGAACTAAAGATGCTCATATATTTTCTAGAAAAGAACAAGGATAAGCACTAATTAAAGGGCTAATTATTAGCCTTCCTGTTTGTCATCTATAATATCAACCTGCTCACTATATACTTCTGCCGCTTGTGGTGATACAACGGCAGTAGCCCCCATAGCTTCAAGCATAGTTTTCAGATTATTAAACGAGTCGTTGATCTCTTGTTGTTGCTGCTTCTGCATTTGTATCATAGCGTCAAGTTGCTGCTTTTGCGCTTGAAGGTCTATTTTTTGTTGGCTCTGCTGAATAGTAGCCGCATCGACATTGTATTTGTCTGACTTGTCACGCTCAAACTTGGCAGCATCTAGCTGTAGTTTAGCTTGTTCTAATTGAATCTTAGCCGCTTCTATTTGCTGACTACCTTGAATCTCTGCTTGCTTATTTTGTGCTGCCACCATATCAGCTTGTGCTTTTTGCATTTCTGCTTCCGCTGCTACCATCATCGGGTCTGGTTGTGGTGGTTGCTGTGCGGCTTGTTGCGCTCTTTGCTGCTCTTCTGGCGACATTTGCTCAAACGGAATAGCGCCTTGCTCAAGTAGTGATTGACGGAAGCGCTCAGCCATTGTATCCATGCCTGGGGCAGATAAATTACTTAGCCATACATCCATCCCTCTTTGTGCTAGTTCAGGGTTAATTGCTGCCATCTCTAAGAATGCGCTGGCTGTCTCTTGTTGACGGTTCTTAAACGCTGGCCCTATTTCACAAGTGACATCGTATTCGCCTATCGCTAGGTTATTTAACTCAATGTTTTTTCCTGTTTGTTCATCATAGACAACAGTATTTAGTGTGACCATCTCGCTTGTACCATCTTCTGCAAGAATGCGAACCTGTCTTGTAGAATCATAAACGCGAGGAATAGCATTGATTAATACTTTAGCTGTATGACAAATGGCAACCTCTTGAGAAGTGAACCACTTGATTGTACCTTGATTGCCTTTATCTATTTGCTTTTCAATAGCAACACCAGATTGCAAGCCGGGATTATTGCCCATGTTAGCAGCAAATAAACCAGCAGCAGCTTGTAATGCTGCATCAGCGCTCATTGCTGTCTCTTGTAGTCCTGGGTTTATTTGTGCGCCACCCTGAAAGAATGGTGGTGGCTGCCCTTCAACATGAGTATAGGTTTGTACTGGGTCAGCGTTGGTGTTAAGTGTCGATAGTTTGTTGATATCCTTTGCAGCTTGTTCTCTACTAAGCCAATACTTACCGCGAGGCGCTAAAGCTCCTTCCTCTATTTTCCTTGATTCCGCATAGTTAATAACGCGTTGTGGGTCCATTAGCTTTTCGACAATACCGCGATATATTACTTTATTCTCTGATATCTTGAAGTTGCCGTAAGTTGGGATAACAGGAATGTAATCAAAAACGGTCTCTTCTTCATCTGTTAACCAATCAGAGCCGTCAAATATACGAGAATGTACACGCCAAGATTTTCTTATCCTACGCTTTTCTTCTGTTATTCCTTGTGCTGCTAACTCTTCCTTCACATCTTCGTATTGCTCAGTATTATAAACCTTGCCGTCAGTAGTTCTTACTATCTCAATGTCGCGAGGCTTTTTATACAGGATGCGGCCAACGGTGATAAAATCGGGCTTATTGTAGTAAACATCAGTAACCTTGTCGTCACCTATTGACTGGCCTGAGCCATCAGGAAACTTCATTTCATACTGAGACTTTGTTAGCGTTTGAAGTACAAATGCATAACGTGCATCGCTTCTGTCTTGCATTTCACTGGCAGAGTCAAACCATACTCTATCAACTGCGTTGGGGATTTTACGAATAAATAAATCTTGGTCGAATGCGTCAGCATCAACCCAGTCTTGAACTATCTCCCAAGCATCAAAGCCGCCTGTTATCATTGAGCGTCCAGCAGAGTTAAATACATGATCTCCATTCGAGATATTGCGGATATTTCTTATTAGTCCGTCTAGTGTCTTAGCTGTATCTTTTGAAGCCTCACCACCAGCAGGACGCACTTTGATAGAGAAGTCAGCCTCTTCTAGCTCACCAGCTATTTGATCTACTATTGGATTGCACTTATCAAACGTGTAACGCGGCCTACCTTTCATTCTTTGAATTATTTCAGGCTCCCATTGACCATCACGCTTGTCAATAAAGTGATGAGCCTCTCTAACAGCCTCGCGCATGTCTGTCTCGTTTTTTTGCTCTGTAGCGAGTAGCTCTAACGCCGTTTTGTGGTCTGTGTATTTTAATTCCATAATGATTCAAACTCTATTTCTGTTGATTCAGTGGCTAATTCTGGTATCTCTTCACCCATAGCTAAACAGTCGGCCATGCCTGGAGAATCAATATCATGCTTATCTTTCATTTCTTTCTTGCTCATTAGCTGTATTTTGCCGGAGCCGTTCGCCTTTCTTGGTATGCGACATACTTCTGAGCGCAATTTATCTATCAATTTAATGTCACTGGATATACTTATAATGCTGTCAGGGTCAGTATAAACACCTTTTTCAACAGCCAACCAAGTGTTATAAAATCTCTGCGCTAACTTCATGTAATACTGTGCGCGTTTGTTAAAGAATGTATCTGCGTTCGTCTTAGGCTTATCTTTACTTCCTAGCGATTGAAGCCCGTCATATTTTTGTTTTTTATCTTCGACTTCATTTGAGCCTTTGTACATTCTAAGCTCGCATTTTATGCCTTTGAAACTGTCAGAAATTTGTCGCCTTAATAACGCGCCCATTCCGTCACCGTCCCATACAAACAAATCAGCGTTAGCGGCTATTGCTCTGGCTGTTGCTATATCACACGCTTCGTTGCCGTCTTTAGCAACTATCTCGTCAATATCTGTGTAAAGTATGCCTTTACGGCAAGCATAGCCTTTACTATCTCCGCCTTCATCGGCAGGATCGTG